AGGTTGTTGTGACAAATGTGACAATTATATTTGTAATAATTGTTCTAATAAACACAACAATAAATTTTATTGTAAAAAATGTTATGATAATATAGTAGACAATCATAGTATCAATTAATAATTTTCAATTAATATTTTTCACTCTCATTATCTACCTATTATTGTTTATGTTTTATTTGAATTTCAAAATTAATTGTGTATTTAATTTTTGTAATTGAGTTATATTTTCCTGTTGGGATTGTAATTGTTTGTTTAGATCCATATTTTCTCTTGCCAATTTTTCATATGCTTGTTTAATTTGTTGTAATTGACCTTGCTGTTGTTTTAATTGACCTTGTTGTTGTTTCATTAATTCTACAACTTGATTATTATTCAACGCCATAGGTTCTTGTCCGTCTTGTTGAATCATTACTTTCCCCCCAACATTTCCTTCAATCATCATTTTTTCCGCATGTTTTCTTCTAGTTTCCTCAAGTTTAATCATTTGCTCCAATACATCAGGTTTCATAATGGGTTTACCAGGACTATAATATTGAAGTAATGAATCAATATTCATATAAAAATCTTTCAAATCATCTTGTTTTACAAAATCAGATACAGGTTTATTGGATTCTTTAATATAGTCTGGATGGATATTTTCCAATAATTTTCGTTTATCAAATGTGTTGTGATTATGAGAAAACACAAGAATAACCTTTTCGGGGTCTAATTGAACAAATGGAACTGTGTAATTTTTTAAAAATTCTTTTTCTTCTGCTAAACAAGCATTATCATCATATCTATGAGTTTCAATTAATTTTCTTTTAAAAGCAAATGTTCCTGCAGTAGCATGTTTCGGTCCATAAGGACCAAATTTATACATTTTTTCAATATGTTTAAAATATATATAAATTTCACTAGAACCGGCACATAATACTTCTTTATCCGCTTGTAATTTTTCCACAGCATGACTTACTCTTTCTGGAGGATAATAATCATCATCATCCATATATACAAGAATATCTCCTTTACTTTTTTCATGTAATAAATTTCTCTTCTTACCCAATGTCATTTTATCATCATATTTGAAATATTTTACATTTGGATGATTTATTACTAACTCCTCTATTTTATCCGTGCCATCATCAATAATAATCCATTCCATTCTATCTTTTGGATAAATTTGGTGATCAAAACATTTAATCATTCCTTCAATGAATGGTCGTCGATTAAAAGTAGGTGTACAAACACTTACAAAAGGATATTTTTCAGGACTATTTTCGTTATTTGAAGGATTGGATTGAGAATTAGATGGAGAATTAGATTGAGAATTAGATTGAGAATTAGATGATGATTGTGGTTTATTATTGTTTTTATTCTTGTTCTTGTTCTTGTTCTTATTTTTACCCATAATATAAATATTATCCAATTTTATATTTATATTATATTTAGTAGTTGTTATTATTTATTTTTTCATTTTTCATTTTTTTTTGCGAATGGACTCATTCCAGGTGGAATCATATGTTTTAAGAATACCAAGGTCATTACAATAGCAATAATTGGATTTAATTTAGAAAAAGCAGATACTATTAATAAAATTAAAAATAATAGTGTTAAATAATAACTATTAAATTTCTCTCCTATAATTTCCATTATTTTTTTACCATTTAATAAAGGTGGTAATACAATAAAACTAAACAGGACCCCAATCATTTGAATAAATGACAAAACAATTGGAATAAACCATGTCCATCCAAAGAATAATCCAAGAATAGAGATAAGGAATCCCTTCCATTCTTGGTCCTCATTCCAAAACATACTAATTAATGTAGGAAGCCACCACATTGAAGCTATACCTATAATTAATAATATAGCAAAAGGACCTAATATAAATGGAACTATCGATTTCATTGAATCAGGAGCCATTGCGCATGTAGAACCCGTAAAATTAATAATTGCGTTTATTACTTGTCGTAACCAAACATATGAATATTTCACCTTATTAACAAACCAATTGGATATGATTCCACCAAATGTATCTTCTTTGCTTTCCATTGAGTAAGGAAATCCATATTCAAACATTCCACTAAAATATTTATTTTTAAATAAATCACTTTGACATAAATCAATAGGAATACCACAACCACTATTACTCTTTCCACCTCCTTTTTGTTCTGATGCTTTGGTCGCTGCTTTTGCTGGTACTGATTCAGTCGCTGCTTTTTTAACGGATGCTGCTTTTTTCCTTGCAGCATCCATCCAATGATCTGCCGCTGCTTTAACAGATGATGCCGCTGCTTTAACAGATGATACTACTTCTTTAACTGACTTTTTGCTAGGAGAACATACAGGAGATAATTTATTTCCTGATTTAGTTTCATTTACATAAGGCTGTTGTGTTGGTTCACTTGGAAAGAATGAATCTAAACTTATTCTAGTAAAATAAACAAAATTTGCTCCTAACAATCCAAGTATTAATATTTGAATAAATATTTGTAAAACACTCTTTCCAAATGATCCCCATTCATTTGTCTTAGATTTTGTATCGTCTTTTTCTGTATTGTCTTTTTCTGTATTGTCTTTTTCTGTATTGTCTTTTTCTGTATTGTCTTTTTCTGTATCATCTTTTCCTACAATCTTCTTTGCCATTATTTGAGACATAACCATTATATATATATATTTAATAAATATAATTATTAAATAGAATAAATTGTTCGTATAGTATAAGAATAATATGCCAACGAAAACTATTTATATATGGGATGGGGGAGTATTTTCTCCTCCTACCCGAGCTGTAGGAAAATTAGCATTTAATACAGCAACTTATATATCCTCTAAATTTGATAATAAAATAAATATAGAATATCATTTTGTCCCAACGAATAAATATTATAATAAACCATGGGTAAGATGCGTAGAAGAAGAAGACAGAATTCACATGTTGAACAATTTAGTAGAATTTATTAAAACAGATTTTCAAGTTCCTTCTAATATTAAATTTGTAGTTAATGACCACGACATTAAATTAGGAAAAAAATATAAAGATTCAGGAACAACATTGAATAGTTTAAATTATTTTTCTGATAAAGAAAAGAATAATGTATATGTATCAGGTAGTATTGAAAATATTATTCAACGTCTTAAAGGTTATTGGCAAGATTCATTAAAATTATTTTTTACAGTGAATTCTATTTGTTATGATATTTTTTCACCGGAATTAATAGGAGTGGATCAAAGTGAACAATATGTATATAAAAGTATTAATTTGGGAGAACTATTAAAACAAACAAATGGTATTTATCCAAAAGAAGTGACACACTATTTCAAGACAAATAAAATTACTAAAAAAGATATCGATAATTTTATAAATTCCAATAAAAAAAAATCTAAGTTTGAAGGATTAAAAAAATTATTGATGGATAGAATTATATTTCTACCTAAACATTTAGTCCCTGATGCGTATAAAGCCGCTGCCGGAAATAGAGTTAGAGAAGAATTAGATGTATACTATTCATCATTAAAAAATATACAAAAATTCACTACTCCAGGAATAGAAAAATACATTACTGATAAAAAATTGTATGAACATTGTAAATCCAGATATGTAGATAAATTAATTAGTAAGAAAACTAAGAAAACTAAGAAAACTAAGCATCAAAGTTCAAAAACTAAGCATCAAAGTTCAAAAACTAAGCATCAAAGTTCAAAAACTAAGAAAACTAAAAAAACCACTGTCAGATAACAAAATAGATTAAATTTAAAAGATATATAATTTAATCTATCGATAAATATATGGACGAAAATGTTTTTCTTTTTTTTGTAATATTAATATTTTGTTATTTTATTTATCATCAATATAATTTCCAAAAATATGTGTTTATTGGTTCTTCTCTAGAATCATTTACACCTAAAGAAGTTAATAATATCATACAACCACCTGGTGCGAATCCAATTGGAACGATGGATCCCAAAATTTGGACAAGCACACAAATGAAAGTAGTAAGTAATGGATATACTAATAAAGATATTAATAATTTAAAACCGAGTAATCCACAACCATTTGTGAGAGAAACAACAGATACATTAGGTAATTTTCCAGCTGGGGAAGATGGTAAATATATTTTACCAACAACTGAATTTGAATATCCGAATGATTATAAATTTACAGTTAAATTTCCTTGTCGTAAAACGCCAACAGGTATGTTTTCTGATTGTGGAACATATTCCGCCAATACGGCTTGGACCGCAAATCCATACAAAGGATTAAATTGTAAATTAAATGATACAAAAACACCTAAAATAACGAATAATGTATTCAATAAACGAGAAACTGAATACGGAGCCCCTAGAAAAACTGGTTTAAGTGGAACTGGTAATTCATCTCTACGATAAATAAATATATTTAGTATTATCAATATATTTATTATAATTTTAGTAATCTATTTATCGGGCATACATTAAGCCACAATTACCACCAATAAAAGTTAAAATATTATATCTCTCTTCATGAACAGTTAAATTATAATTGTAATCATAAATTTTCCAATTTGGTTTATTAACACCAATTACTTCTCCACTCACCGGGTCACAAATTGTATAAAATTGCGCCGAAGGGTCTAATGTAGGTTGATAAGTAGTAAATTCTAATTGAATGTCTGTAAATTTACTCATATTCATAGCTCCTGAAGGTTGAAAATCAAATGGGTCAGTGGATAAAGCAAAACTATAATTATATAAACCATCAGGGGCACTACCTGGTGTTCTTACATATTTTTCCACATAATCAAAAACTCCAGCATCTAATACATTTTCTCTATATTTACCATCTAATAATATTCCTAGACTCATTAATATATTTTTTTGATTATCAGGATTATAATCTCCTGTAATCATGTAACCAGTGTCCTGATTACCAGATGGGTCAAAACCAGGTCCAATTCCACCTACTGCTGAAAGACAAGGTAAAAACCAATGACCAGAAGCCTCCCCAAAACCTAATTGTTGGGGAATAACATCTGTATATGGCCAATTCGTATAGTTACTCCATTCATTTCTTAGATTAATATCACTTCTTTGAAATGCCCACATCCATGAAGATACCATTCCTAATGTATTGTCTAATTTTACTCGCTGATTACCAGTGACATTAAAAAATTTCCAATCATAGATAGATTTAAATAAATATCTTTGTTCCTTAGCAGCAAATATTTTGGATTCCTCTTCAGATAAAAAAGCATAAGTAGATATTATATGAATATCCGCATTCCAATTCGTTCGTCTATCATTATAAGAAGCACCTATTCCACTCAGACCATTTAATGAAATATCGGGAGGTGGTTGTAGAAAACGATAAAATTGTTGTAAGGCAAGATTAAAATTGGGTTGAATATATGGAAAATTATTAACTTGATCATTTACATCACGAATCATTATTAATTCTTGAACGGGACGAATACGAATATTTATTTCTAATTCATTATATTGAAGTGCTACTAACGGAAATGCCATTTTAGCAGCCAATGTAAACCAAAAATTAATAGGAATATATAGTTTTCTTGTTCGAATGGATGGTTCTGGACCCACTGGATTAGTAGTAAAGTAAGCACTTGGATACTGATTAACACGACCAAGACAATTACCTGGATCATTTAATTCAGGAGTATTTCCAGTCATATTATCATATAAATTTTTTTTCGTAATAGAAAAATCACGCTGAACTTGTGCTAATAAATAAGCTCCGGAATATCTATTTAATATTTGCCCACCTACAGAAATTTCAATTTCTTCAATCATTTGTGTTCCCAAATTATCAATCCATTTAAATTCATAAGGTGCCCAATTACTAGAACAGTCTTGTGGTGGATATATTGGACTCCAAATGGTAGGTAATGTTACTACTAAATATGTATCCATTAATAATTCCGCATATCGTTTCATCCTAAAAGTGAATAACGATGATTCATTCATTCTTAAATTACGCAACCCGTCGAAATCGGTTCGAAATTTTTGTAAACCAAAATTAGTATATTTTTTATATGTTGTTTTAAAAAAAGTTTTTGAGGGATTTCCATTTAAATATACATTTTGATTTCCATAAGCTACTATGTTTAATAATCCTCCTGCCATAATCTATATATATATATACTAATCTACAATATTATTTAACTTTTTTTTTCGCTTAATAATATTATCTTATCTTTAGTGAAAAACTGTTAATTTTTTATTAAAGAATTTTTTCATAACTTAATATAAGTATGATCGAAAAAGCAAAACAATTGTTTTCAAAATTAAATTTAGAACAAAATAAAGCCACTATGATTAAATATATCTCTTATCTTCTACTAGCACTGATAATATTTGCCTTATTTTCCTATACGACTCATAAGATGAAATTAAATAATGCCAATTGTGATAATTTATCAAAAATATATAGTAGCTTTCCCAAATTATCATCATTTAATCCAAACGATGCAGCATATAAATACTTACTTCGTGATTATTATATTAAAACCGCCTATAATTGTTGTTGTGGAGGACAATTTAAAAATGACTGGGTAAATGAATGTGCTTTAAAAACTTGTATTGCTCAAGGTGCTAGAGTATTAGATTTTGAAATTTATTCAGTGAATGATAAGCCTGTTATAGCTACATCATCTGTTGATAATTTCCACACTAAAGAAATGTATAATAAAGTTGCTTTCGAAGATGCTTTACAAATAATTAATAATTACGCTTTTAGTGGAGGTTCTTGTCCTTGTCCAAATGACCCATTAATATTACATTTTAGAGTATCTAGTAATAATAAAAAAATTTACACTGATATGGCAAATACAATTTATTCAACCATTGAATCTAGATTATTAGGAAAAGAGTATAGTTATGAATATACGGGTCATAATTTAGGAGCAGTTCCTTTAAAAGAATTTCTCGGAAAAGTTATTATTTCTATCGACCGTGCGAATCCTTTATTTGAAGATACACCGATGAAAGAATATGTTAATATTGCCTCTAATTCCATCTTTCTTAGAGCATCTCGCGAATATGATATTAAATTTACTCCTGATTCTAAAGAATTAATTGAATATAATAAGAAAAATATGACCCTGTCACTACCTGATTTAAGTGCGTATAATAGTAATCCATCTCCAGCATTAAATTTCAGTTACGGATGTCAATGGGTGGGAATGTGTTTTCAAAATTTTGATTCTAATATGCAATATTATAGTTTATTTTTTGATAAAGTTGGACATGCGTTTTCTTTAAAACCTGAACATCTTCGTTATATTCCTGTTACTATTCCAAAACCAACTCCACAAAATCCTGAAAATTCTTATACTACTAGAACACATGCTACTGATTATTATTCATTTAATATCTAAATAATAAATATTCAAGAGGTGTAACCTAATATATTTAAATCTTCAAAGATATATATATTTTTCTATAATAAATATATATATATGTCGTCTTGTAACCCAAAATTAACATTAGAAGAAAAAGAAATAGCAATATTAAGAGATGCTATTGATGTAGCTGAACAAAAAAAAGGTAAAAAAGTAGTTAGTGATCCTGATGTTAAAAAAATAATTGCCATTTTAGAAGACTTTCTTAAAAAGAAAAAGCTGGTTTGTTATGGTGGAACTGCTATTAATAATATTTTGCCATTAGCCGACCAATTTTATAATAAAGATATTGAAATTCCTGATTATGACTTTTATTCACCTGACGCATTAGATGACGCCAAAGAATTAGCAGATATCTATTATAAAGAAGGATTTCAAGAGGTTGAAGCTAAAGCCGGAGTTCATCACGGAACTTATAAAGTGTATGTTAATTTTATTCCTGTAGCAGATATTACTCATTTAGAAAAAAGTCTTTTTAAAAGAATACAAAAATCAGCGATTCGTGTGTATGGTATATTATATTGTCCTCCAACTTATCTTCGTATGAATATGTATTTAGAATTATCTAGACCCGCGGGAGATATAAGTCGTTGGGAAAAAGTATTGAAAAGACTGTTACTATTAAATAAAAACTATCCTTTAAGAGGCAAACATTGCGATCCCAAAGAATTTCAAAGACAATTTGAAGAAATAGATTCTAAACAGGAAGAACAATTATATTATGTGGTTCGTGATTCTTTTATTGATCAAGGACTGATTTTCTTTGGGGGATATGCTAGTTTTCTTTATTCATCATATATGTCAACGAAACAAAAAAAATTATTTCAAAAAACCCCTGATTTTGATGTTTTAGCAGAAGAACCTGAACAAGCAGCTGTAATTTTAAAAGAAAGATTAGAGGATTTTGATTATAAAGGTGTTAAATTAATTAATCATGATGGTATTGGTGAATTAATTGCGCCTCATTATGAAATTAAAGTAAAGATCGATAATATTGAAGAAACTGTTGCCTTTATATATAAACCATTAGCTTGTCATAGTTACAATGTTATCAAAAAAGGGCACAAAACGATTCGTGTGGCTACTATCGATACTATGTTAAGTTTTTATTTTGCTTTTTATTATAGTGATAGAGACTATTATGATGTCAATAGAATATTATGTATGGCTCAATATTTATTTGACGTTCAACAAAAAAATAGACTTGAACAAAAAGGATTATTAAAAAGATTTAGTATAAATTGTTATGGTAAACAAGATACTTTGGAAGAAATGAGAAATACAAAAGCCTTGAAATATAAAGAACTGAAAAATAAGCGAGATTCCAAAGAATATGAATCCTGGTTTTTGCGTTATATTCCGTTTGAAAAACATGAAGAAAAGGAAAATAAAAAATTAAATGGGAAAAAGGGTAAAACGGGTAAGTCAAGTAAAAAGAGTAAATCAGGTAGAAAGAGTAAAACAGGAAAAACAAGAAAAACAAGTAGAAAAAGTAAAACAGGGAAAAAAACAAGAAAAAATATTCTCAATATTTTTAATATTTAAATATGTAAATAAATTATATGAATAATAATATTATTTTTCTTATAATTATATTTCTTTTCTCTCTATTACTCTCATCTTATTCATCTTATTCATCTTATTCATCTATTCCAGTTACCGAAGGTTTTGAATCTTATAATACTTGTATAGAACAAGGATATCCTATGGATTTTTGTATGGAAACACCGATTCAATCTAAAATAGATAATGAGTATAGTAGTTCTACTGATGGATATTTCGGTTCATGGCAGATGATTGAAGGTAGTGATCTTTTACTACATAAAATAAATAAACCCTATCAATCTAAACCATTTGATGAGTATTCAAATCGTTTCTTTGCTTCTGGTAAAATAGAAAATTAAATATTTGGTTGCTATTATTTTACACAGTTAAATATAATATAATATCTCTCCATATATTTTTAAAAACAGAGATATGTTGTTTTATAAAAGGATCTTTTCTCCAACTATCGGGAAATAAAGAATCTATTTTTAAACCTAATCGGAAAATATATACCAATGTTACATAAATAATTTCTCTCATCCTAAAAAATAATATATCAATTAATCCCCAATCATTTACATAGCTACACATATTATTCGATTTACCTTTTTCAAAGAAACTATGTGTATCCATCAATCCCTCAAATAATCGAGGATATATATTTTTTTCATGTTTAATAAAAATCATTTTCTTTATTTTATCCATACTTTGAAGATTTAAAAACAATATTTTTCTATTTTTCTTAGGTTTAAATATGTGAGGGAACGATCCATCAATACATCCGTCATTATCAGTTAAACCTTTGTCTATTAAATATGGAACATAGAGAGATTTTAATAAACAATCCAATAAATCTTTTCTAGAATTATATTTCTTTTTTATAACTTGTTTCCCATCATTTGTATCAAAATAAGTTAAATAAAATTTCTCATTGATTATTAATAAATCTTCTTCGGTAACGATTTCATTAAATTTTTGTTTTATTACCATTATTAATTTTTTTAAATGTTGATGTTTTCTTAAACATTTAAAAGCTAGTGTTGATATTTCAATAGAAATTTCCATTTTATTTAAAAGAAATAATAGTCCTAATACTGCTCCTATGCTACATCCAGAGATTCTTTTAATATTTATTTTCTCTCGTCGTTCTAATTCTTTTATATAAAACAAACTACCCAACATATAAATTCCATTAAATGCGCCTCCATCCAATACTAAGTCTATATTTTTTGGAATATGATTATTCGGTATATTTTCAATTAAACTTTTTATAAATACATTCAATGCCATATTATTAAAAGTTCATATTAATTTTTCATCTATTTTACTTATCGGTATCTCGCGTTTTTTTAGGAAACATTTTTCTCCAAGCATCAGATCCAGGTAACGCTCCAAATTTAGTTAAATCAGGAGGTTGTCTAGGTTTATCCAAAGACTCGCCAAAAAAACCAATTGTTTTTTCTTTCATTTTTTTTACTTTTATTTTTATCATTTTTATCCATTACGATATACGATACACGATATATAATAAATATTACAAAAATATTTATTATAGGTTACTAGGTTGAAAATTTAAATATTTTGAAGGTGAACCAACGTTTTAGATATAACATAGTAAATAATTCCGAAAAAAATACTATTAAAAATATAACCCGTCAAATTAGGATTACCATCTTTATTAAATAAGGAAGGTAAAACAGATAAAATTTTACTTTTTACAATAGGTAATTGAAAAATAAAATACATAAGACAAATAATAATAGGTATTTGAAATTCATCATATAATATTTCTAAAGAATCCCGTGAATTTTGGTTTTTCATTCGTCTAGCCAAAATTTCTTGTTCTGTATCATTATTTTGAATATAATCCTCTTGTTCCTTTTGTGGAACATAATTAGCGTGTACTTGTTCATCAGCAAAATGAACAGTATTCGTAGGAATATCTCTGGAAGGTAATCCTAATCCACCATTTGCACTCGCTTGTTGAATACCTGTGACTAGTTCATTCATTACTTTTTGTTCATTAATTTCATTCGGAGCAGAATTAGGAACAGAATTAGGAACAGAATTAGGAACAGAATTCGAAACAGAATTCGGAGCAAAAGTAGTAGAAAAATCAGCAGCAGAATTAGGAACAGAATTAGGAGCAGAATTAGAAGCGGAATTCGGGTCATATTGTTGATGTTCGATGGTTTGTAGAACGACATTTTGTTCTCCACCACCACCACCAGCAACTGGATCAGTAGGTAACTCGGTTAAATTCGTCGTATCTGACATATCTAATATATTAATAATATTGATAGAATTTTATAATTACGCAAAATCTATTATTTTTTTCTTATTATCACAAACCACTGAATCTAAATCATACTTAAAACACTTACTACCATATTTATATTTTTTGTTTTTTATTTCATCTAAACTCGGGGACCTAAAATCAAAACAATTTCGTCCTTTACAATTTTTTCTAAATAATGTGGCAAATCCTAAACCTAATAATATTGAAATTATAATTTTACCATTTTCTGAACTTAAAAAATGTTTAATTTCCATCTTTGTATATACACACTTGAGAATTAAAAGATCAAAAATAATTATATTTGAATTGGTATTTCTTCAACATCATTAGAACATTTAATAATATTTTGCCCTAGTTGAAAGCAGTTGCTTATTTTATCTCTAAATTGAAATAAATGTTTATTATCATCAGTTGGATAAACTACTATATCTTGTTGAGGTGGACTTGTAAAATATACATACAATACCCCTAATAAAAAACTGATTATAAATGCCGGTAAATTAATTAATCGCATTTATAATAATTATTTATTATAAATTTATTGTAAATTTATTGTAAATTTGAATTTAATCTCCTATATTATAATCCTCGTCATCATCAACAAGTATACCTTTGTTTATTAAATGAGCAGGAGGTGGTTCTATAGGGGATGTTGATGATACATTTTTGTTTATTAAATGAGCAGGAGGAGGTTCTATAGGTGAGGTTGATGATACACTTTTTTTGTTTATTAAATGAGCAGGAGGAGGTTCTATAGGCGAAGTTGATGATACACTTTCAGGGGTTCCGGATGAAGGTGGTGGGGGGATAGTAGAAGAAGAATTTGATGATAGACTATCTTTGCCAGATTGTTCATTTTTCTTTTTAAACGATGGAAAATCAACAACATAAATTTTTCCAGTATTTTTATCAATAGCAACTAAATCAGGGTGGTGTGGAGATATATAAATCATTTCATGTTGATATTTTTGTTTTTTATTAGATTCATCTATTGAAATTTTTGGATTATTTTTAATTATATTAGTATTAACATCATATGCTGATTTATTGATGATTTCCTTATCACCAAACATAATAATAGTATCATTTCCTTTTTTTTCTTGTTTTAATACCGGTTTAGATGAAGTTGTCTTTTCTTTTTCTTTTTCTTTTTCTTTTTCTTTTTCTGTTTCTTTCCATTCAAAATCATCATTATTTCGTCTATTCATATTTAATCCTGAATTATTAACTTGAATATCGTCATCGTCATCATCATCGGTTCGTTTAACTTTAGTTGAATTAATTTCAAAACTTTCAACCGTCGGATCAGAAAAGGGATCTAATAATTCTTGTAAAGTAAATACTTTCTTAATCAAATGATGGTCATCATCTATTTTTTCCATAGCAAAATATTCCTTTATTAATTGAATTTTACCAGTTTCATCAAATTCATCCATAGTATTTTTTATTAATTCAATTTTTTTATTAAATCTATTAATTTCAACAGCTAATTCCCCTTTATTTTGTATATTATCTAATATATTAATCATTTTGGTTTTATATTCCATTAAACTTTCTAAATCATCAGCCAATTCTTTTTTTAAAAAATTAAATTTTTTTAAGGTATCAGCTTCATTACTATATCCAAATAACAGATTCAATTTAATAATAATAATAGACTCTTTTAATTCATCTACACCAACTTGAAAAATATCAACTAATTCTTTCAAATCAACAAATTTACCGGTATTAATTTTAATATCTAAAATACATGGATTTGATTTATCCCCACAGATAGCATATAATACACCATCCTCATTTTTAAATATAGTTCCTACTCTTCTACCACAATTAAAACAATTCATTTTTAATTTACTATAAGCTTCTTGTTTTTGTCTCATAGACAAATTATCATTTTTCTTTATTTTCTTTATTTTCTGTTAAAGAAATAGTAGAATCATCTTGTTGACTGTCCATATAAATTAGGCTAATATTTTTCTATTGAAAAATTGAACTTCTGGATTATTTTGCCAAGTTGACAGATCAGTCATTATATGATTCACCTGATTTTTTCGATAATCTTGCATAAATCTTAATTTGTTTAATATATATTCTTGTTGAACTCTTTTCTTTTCTTCTTGTAACTTAATATTATTCTTATTTTTATATTTAAAATATAAAGTAACCCCTACTATAGTAACAAATAATACAAATAATCCTAAATTATACAATTGGTTATAATATTTTGACTTAAAATGATGACATTGTTCTAAAGAAGAGTTAAGAAAATATTTAACTCCAGGTTCTATTAAACGAGGTCGAATAGATTGTATTGCATTCATTAAATTATAACCTTATTATTTCAAAATAAATTATACATATTTATTATATGGCAGCAGCAGACCCTACAACATCAATTGTATTTTTTTTAATATTGACTTTAGCATATTCTATATTTAAATATTACACTAAATCTCCTGCGATGATAAAAATATGGACTGGTATTTATTTCCTAGTATTAATTTTAGTCCAATTTTTTATTAATTTAGGATTAACCAATGAAATATGTGGCTTTACTCAATATAGTGTAGCTTTAACAACAACTATAATTCCATGGTTATTTATTTTTGGAATTCTTAATATTTTACTTATGACTTTTCCCAGTTGGTTAAATCCTTTTTCTAATACAATTGGTTACTTATTTACATATATTACAGGTATTAGCGCCTTTTTCAAAGAAATCTTAAAGGATCGAACTATGCTAAAATTAGGACCACAACAAGCAGATATGTTAACAGCTATTAATAATGTGTATGAAGATAAATCTTTGATTATTAATTCTATGACCTTAAGTAATTTACCTGTATGGTGGGAGACTATGAAAAAGGGAGGTTTACTTAAATCAAATGTTGGGCAACAACATTACGATGAATTACTGGGATTTATTAAAATGAAAACGGAAATAGCCGAGTTTATGTGGTATGCATTAACTGGAGTGTTGGTAACATCTGTTAGTTATAATTATATACTAAATTCAGGATGTGTTCAATCAGTGAAAGAAATGGAGAAAAGACACGATGAATTTGCTCAACAAGAGCAAAAAATGGCAGAAACTCAACAAAAGAAGGAAGATGGTCAAATAATTTATAAAACTTATGAATAAAGAATAAATTATTTACCTAAATTTAGGAATTGTAATATAATACAAAACTAACAAATATGATAATATGCCTAAAATTATACTTATTAACCAAATAGGTAGAACTGTTTTTCTACTGTGTCCTAAACCAAATTCTCGTAATGTTCCATCTTTATTATATAGAAATCCGGGTTGAAAATAATTTAACAAAATAAATGATGCGAGAAATATAATTATAGCAAAACTATTTATATTTTTTCTAATAAAACCATAATTCATTATATATATATATATTGAATTATATTTCATAAATTATTTCATAAATTATTTCATTTTATAAATTATTTTATTTTAGTACATTATAATGGATCAATCCGACAATTTTTTTAATACACCTTTTGCTCCCCTGGGTTCAATTTATTGTGATTATTTCTTTTATTTAACCGTAATTAACTTCATTCTTTTAGTATATGTCTTATTATCTGCGTTATATATCTTCTTATTTGATAAAAAAAGTAAGGATAGTATCTTTCACATAATGTTAGTCGCACTTCCTACATTTCTTGCCTATTTTACTAATAGACTTCTTTATTCTATGTGTGTTGGTTCTACATCACAATAAATAAATAAATAACATTTTTTACATAACATTTACATTATGTTATGTAAAACTCATTTATACTGATTTCTAATTTCATTCGTTAAATAAGTATTTTTACTTATAGCGCTTATTATTTTTCTTGTTTCCTTTTCATCATTATCCAAGTCTGTCATCGTATGAAATACCAACATTGTTATTTTTGTTTGTAAATCATCCTTTACATCCCACCCTTCATTCTCATCTTGCCATTTATGTATATTTACTCTTTGTTTCAACGATAATTCCTGGATTCCCTTCAATAGATGTAGTAGCTCATTGTCCTTTTCCCATATATCATCGTCCTTTACATACAATGTCTTTCTAGAGGCATCTGTACAATGAATAGGTCTTTGTAAAATATCCAATTCACTTAAACCAGTTACCATCATTTTGGTAATTGATTTTGTTAATCCATTTTCTATGGTATGATCATATGTTTCAGCGGTTATAGGTAAAGACTGTATAAAATCAGTTAAATTCATCGCATCTTTACAGTGTTCATTCAAAAACATTTGAATATTGAATTGATTATTGGTCGTATTGTGACTATTTGTATTTGTATTGTGAAATTGATTTCCTATCAAGGGCATTATTTCCATTAATTTATCCATTACATCTTGATTCTTCAAGAGCATTTTTACCAAGAATTCTTTGTCTATATCTGCATTACTAGAATTATTATTAGTATTGGTATTAGTATTGGAATTGGAATTTTCTTCATGACATCTTTGTTTATGATTCCATAATGATGAGGCATGTTTAAATATTTTACCACAAATACAATTATATTGTTTAAGCTCGATTGGAACGTTTTGGAACTTAACTTCGTCATCATTCGTATTTATGCGATTTAGGTGCTTTTTAGTTAAAATATGCCTATCGTATTGACTTTTTCGAGATGTTATATAATCACAAGTTTTACAACAGAAATCTCCGAACTTTATGGAACTATTTTCATTCGTCATTCTTCGTATAATAGACGAAGATAAAAAGTTCCTAAATCCTTTCGCAAAAATATATAAAAATTATCAGTAACAAATTAAAATAAATCAAATTTGAAACCAGAGCATTATGGTCTAAACCACTTTTTCACCACTTTTCTCAATCCTTTTTCCCAAAATAAAAAAAACACAACAAATATATGTGTGTAATTTTAAAAAGTCAGATTAGGTCTGTGAAAAAAGTAAAAAAGTAAAAT